TACAAAAGATGAACTTATTTTTAGAGTTATGTCATTTGACCATATTCCAGACGAGCCAGGACGGAAAAAGACACCTAAAACCATAGCAGATCACAAAACAAAACTTAATTTTCCGCCATATCAACATTTTAAATTCAATGATGATGGAGAATTAGTATGTGTAGGTAAATCCCATTGGGAAGGTGGCATGGATAACGGGTACTTTAATAAAGCTCATGGCAAAGCGACTAATAAACTTGCTTTAATGTGGATGAAATTGTGTGATCGTTATGCAACAAGAGGAAATGTACGTGGATACACATACAATGACGAAATGCGTGGCCAAGCAATACTACAATTAGCACAAATAGGCTTACAATTTGACGAATCTAAGTCACAGAACCCGTTTGCTTACTATACAGCGGCGGTTACAAACAGTTTTGTACGTGTTATCAACATTGAAAAGCGAAATCAAAACATTAGAGACGACATCCTTGAAATGAACGATATGAATCCAAGTTATACAAGACAATCGCAAGGAGACTGGGAAGCAGCTCAAAAAAGAGAAGTTACAACACAAGCAAAAAAATAAATGCTTGACTTTTATTGCAACTTCACGTATAATATATTGAGCTAACCTATTAGAGAGATAAAAATTGTTTAAGAAAGCGGCTGTTTTTACAGATATACACTTTGGCCTTAAAGGCAATAGCAAAGTACACAATCAAGATTGCGAAGATTTCGTAGACTGGTACATAGAACAAGCAAAAGCTAACGGTTGTGAAACCGGAATCTTCTGCGGCGACTGGCATCACAATAGAAACAGTCTAAATTTAACAACAATGGACTCGACTATCCGCTGTATGGAGAAACTAGGACAATCATTTGAGAAGTTTTACTTCTTTGATGGTAATCACGACTTGTATTACAAAGATAAGCGTGATGTTAATAGTACAGCATTTGCAAAACACATTCCTGGTATTACATTTATTGACAAAATCTATGAGGAAGAAGATGTTGCACTTGTTCCTTGGTTAGTCGGCGATGAATGGAAGAAGATTAAAAACATAAAAGCAAAGTATTTGTTTGGACACTTCGAACTTCCTTCATTTTATATGAACGCAATGGTGCAGATGCCTGATCACGGCGAACTAAAAGCTGAACATTTTCAACATCAAGAGTATGTGTTCTCTGGACACTTCCACAAAAGACAAAAACAAGGCAAAGTACACTATATTGGTAATGCATTTCCACACAACTATGCAGATGCATGGGATGATAACCGTGGTATGATGATACTTGACAGAGAAAACAACAAAGAACCAGAATATATTGATTGGCCTGACTGTCCTAAGTATAGAACAATTAAATTATCACAACTTATTGACGAACAAAACACACTAATCAAGCCTAATATGTATCTTAAAGTAAACTTAGATGTACCTATTAGCTATGAAGAAGCAAGTTTTGTAAAAAAAGCGTTTATCAACAACTATAATTGTAGAGAAATAAGTCTTATACCACAAAAACAACTAGAAGAAATATCAACTGAACTAGATATACAACAATTTGAAAGTGTTGATCAAATTGTTGCAGGTGAAATTAACGCAATCGACTCAGACAACTTCAATAAGAAGATGCTATTGGACATTTATAACGAACTATGATACAAATTAAAGATTTAACCGTTAAAAACTTTATGAGTGTGGGTAATCAGACCCAGGCTGTTGACTTTAACCGCGAACAACTAACGCTTGTACTGGGTGAAAACTTAGATCAAGGTGGCGATGATAGCGGATCACGTAACGGTACTGGTAAGACTACAATTATTAATGCACTATCATATGCATTATATGGACAAGCACTTACAAATATCAAACGCAACAACCTAATTAACAAAACCAACAGCAAAGGCATGTTGGTTACACTACATTTTGAAAAGAATGGAGTAGATTATCGCATTGAACGTGGCAGATCTCCTAATGTATTAAAGTTTTTTGTAAATGATCAAGAACAAGAGATGATTGACGAGTCGCAAGGCGACAGTAGAAAGACACAAGAGTCTATCAATGACCTATTAGACATGACCCATGACATGTTCAAACACATTGTTGCACTAAACACCTATACTGAACCGTTTTTAAGTATGAGACAAAACGATCAACGTGCTATTATTGAACAGTTGTTAGGTATTACTATACTTTCAGAGAAGGCCGATGCTCTAAAAGAGCAAACACGTATTACAAAAGAAGCTATAACCACCGAAACACTTAAGATTGAAGCAATACAAACAGCAAATAGTAAGATTGAAAGTACAATCGAAAGTCTACAAGGTACGCAACGTGCTTGGCTTGCAAAACAAAAGACTGATGTTGATAAGTTAGTTAAGGCAATCGACGAATTAGAACACTTAGACATTGATTCTGAGCTAGATGCACATGAAAAACTACAAAATTGGAATGAACACAATAACGCAATCGTGGCTCTTAAAAAAGAATTAAGTACACTAGAGCCAGCACTACAACGTGCAGACAAGTCTGTAGAAAAAGCACAAAAAGACATCGCAGATCTTGAAGATGCTGTATGTTATACCTGTGGCCAAGAGCTTCAAGCAGACAAGAAAGCCGAAATAGCAGAACGTAAAAGCAAAGAGCTTGCTGATTCACTTGCTTATCAAACCGATATTACAACAAAAGTTACGGAAGTTGCTGTTGCACTTGAACAAATTGGTGATATCAACGGAAGACCTACTACGTTTTATGAAAATGCTAAGGAAGCATATGAGCATAGACAGAATGTTGACAGTTTAAAACAATCGTTGAAAGCAAAACAAGAAGAAACAGATCCCTACCAAGCACAAATTGACGAGTTGAATCATACAGCTATGCAAGAACTGGATTGGGCTCCTGTAAACGACCTTACAACATTCAAAGAGCATCAAGAGTTTTTAATGAAACTACTTACAAATAAAGATAGTTTTATTCGTAAGAAAATAATAGATCAAAACTTAGCATATCTAAACAATAGACTAACATATTATCTTGACAAACTTGGATTGCCACATAGTGTTGTATTCCAAAATGATCTTGCTGTTGAAATTACACAGTTAGGACAGGACTTAGACTTTGATAACTTGTCAAGAGGTGAGCGTAACAGACTTATACTTGGTATGAGCTTTGCGTTTAGAGATGTTTGGGAAAGTTTGTATCAAAAAATTAATTTATTGTTCATCGATGAACTTATTGACAGCGGTATGGACACAGCCGGTGTTGAAAATTCACTTAGTGTCCTTAAAAAGATGGGGAGAGAAGGCGACAAGAATGTATTCCTTATCTCACACAAAGACGAACTAGTAGGAAGGGTCAACTACGTTATGCGTGTTGTCAAAGAAAATGGCTTTACATCATACGAGAACGATATTGACATTGTAGAATGAAATTAAAAATTGGAGTACGTGGTAGTAAACTAGCATTAGCATATGCAGAGAGAGCATGTAATGAACTTTCATGTGATACTGAAATTGTGCCAATTAAAACTGACGGGGATCTAAATCCTGATGTACCTATTAATGAAATAGGAGGCAAAGGTGTTTTTTGTAGTACTATCGAAACAAAATTATTAAACGGTGATATAGATGTAGCTGTACATAGCCTAAAGGATATGCCTGGTGAGGAACATCCTAAATTAACTATTGCGGCAATGCTCAAGAGAAATAGTCCACATGATGTAATGATCGGTAGTGTTGGTTATGGGTGTACTATTGGAACTAGTAGTCCTAGACGTATTGCACAGTTAAAAGAACTTTATAAAAATTTAGATATTAAAATAAAACCTATTAGAGGTAATATTGATACTAGACTTGCAAAACTTGACAATAAAGAATATGATGCTATAGTATTAGCAGAAGCTGGACTTCAAGCATTAGATATTAGACGTACATGGATTAAGATTCCAAGCATTCCGGCTGTTGGACAAGGAGTAATTGCACTACAAACTAGAACTGACGACGAAGAAACAATATCAATAGTAAAAAAAGTTAATCATGCTAAAACTTATGCCCAAGCACAAGTAGAACGTGCATTCTTAAAAGGCATAGGCGGAGACTGTCATACAAAACTAGCAGCTCATGCTACAGGAAGCAATCCTATTACATTGAAGGCAATGTATTATGATTAATGATGATGTACATGATCAGTTAGTAAAAGCATATTTAGAATATTTCAAAGCAAATGAGAACTTTGAAAAACGTTTGAGCTATAGAACACACAGAGCCAGTAGAAAATGGCTACGAGAAATTAGAAAGTTAAGCAAAATTAGAGGCGATGAGATACACGAGAAGTTTAATACCAAATTAGAGGCAAAGAAAAAATAAGCACGGTAAGTACGTTCATGCATTGGACTTATGAAGGAAAACAAATAGACTCTATACCAGATGAGTATGAAGGATTTGTTTATCTCATAACAAATACAACTACTGGGCAAAAGTACGTAGGCAAGAAACTAGCAAAATTTAAAACTACCAAGCCACCACTCAAAGGCAAAAAGAACAAGCGTAGAGGCTACAAAGAATCTGACTGGAGAGACTACTGGGGAAGTTCAGATAGGCTTAATGCAGATGTAGCAAAACTAGGCGAAAACAAGTTTACAAGAGAAATACTATACCTATGTAAAGGTAGGGGCGAAATGTCCTACATAGAGGCAAGAGAACAGTTTGATAGG